ATTTGGAATTACAGATTTTCCAGAGGATGCGGTCCAAGATGCATATCTAAAAATATATGGTAAAGAAAATATAAACGATTCATTTTTTGGATATGTAGTTAGATCGGTTTGCATAGATATGATTCGTAAAAAGAAAATAGAAACTATACCGTTTTATGATAACCTGGATGCTGAAGATATTGAACCATCAACTACAACAGATATAACAGACGTACTGTTTACTTTAGATAATTGGACTTGGGATGAAAAACTATTTTATCTAAAATATATTGAAGAAGAATTATCACTTCGTAAATTTGCTTTAAAATACCATTACGATTATAATTGGGTTTATAGAACACTCAAAGAACTAAAGGAACGTTTGAAACAAATTAAGTATTAATACGTTTAATTTAAAAACGATATAAATTATGAAAAAAGAAAATCAAGAAATAATCAACGATCATTTCAACAATAAAAAGGAATTGACTTTAGGACAAAAAATTATATTAGCTGAAGTTTATAAAGAAGAAGTAGGTGGATTAGTAGATGCAAATGATAATGATTCACAATGGAGAACTTATACAGATATACTATCTACATTTGTAGAAACACCTAAAACAAAAGTAAAGGATGCCGATACCAAAGCCTAATTCAGGAGAACACAAAGACAAATTTTTAGAACGGTGTATGTCGGATGAGAAAATGAAATCTGAATATGATACCGAACAAAGATATGCAGTTTGCGAATCAGCATTCTTATTAGCAGGTTTAAAGATTAGTTTTGATTATGATGGTACATTATCAACTAAAAAAGGTTTTGAACTCGCACAGAAGCTAATTAGTGATGGAGATAACTTATATATAATTTCTGCAAGACATTCTAAACAAGGGATGATAGGAACTGCAAGAAGATTAGGAATATCACCTGATAAAGTTTATGCAACTGGATCTAATGCAGAGAAGATTAAAAAGGTAAAAGAATTAAAAATAGATAAACATTATGACAACAATACCGATGTGATAAAAGCATTGGGACAAGTTGGTAAATTAATATAACTTGGATTTCAAGTTTTTTCAAGATGGAAAAGAAACACGGAGGAGCAAGACCTAATTCGGGTAGATTAAAAAAAGATGAAGTTATATCATTAATTGAATCAATGGATGCAATAGCAACTCCAGAAGAAGTATGGATAGCTTTAGCAGAAAGAGTTAATCAAAAAGATGTTAACGCTATTAAGACTTGGTTACAATATAGATATGGAATGCCTAAACAAGTTATTGATCAAAATACAAATCTTAATGTAAATGATTTCGATTTAAAAGATGTTATTAAATTTAAGTAAGGCAAAATATAAATTACAAAAACACCTATATTTGTAAAAGATATGAAACAAATTTCAAGACCAGTATACAATAGAATAGTACAGGATGCAAATTCTTTAGAAGTAAAGCCTAATGTAATTACAGTACATCCAAGAATATATAAAAAACTTTGTAAGGAAATGAAGCATAAAGTTAAGACTGTTTACGGAATGACATTGACTAATTTTTATGCTAAATCTTAATGGATTATATTAAACATTATAATAATTTATGTAATACCAGAAAAGAATATAATAGATATAAAGGAGATGGTAATTATTATGAGAATCATCATATAATACCAAGATGGTTAAAAGGAAGTAATGAAGATAGTAATTTAGTTTTATTAACTGCAAGAGAACATTATTTAGCACATTATTTTTTATTTAAACATTATAGAGATAAAAATTCTTCTGCTGCATTTCACTTAATGAATAATAGTATTAATTCAAATTTTAGAGATTCAAAAAAATATGAAGAATTAAGAATTTTTCAATCTGAATTATTAAAAGGAGAAAATAATCCATCTAAAAGAGATGATGTTAGAAAATTAATATCTATAAAAACTACAGGAAAATTAAATGGAATGTATGGTAAAGTTAGAGAACTAAATCCATTCTTTGGTAAAACACATTCAAAAGAATTTTTAAGAAAAAAACAATTACTTCATTCAAATCCAATTGATGTTTTTGACATTGAAAATAATTTATTAAATAAATTTGAATGTATTAGCGATGCTGCAAAACATTTTAATTGTACTACTAAAAATATATTATTTAGATTAAATAAAAAAGAAGCAAAATTTGGTATATTTAAAAATAAAATAGTAAAAATATCAAATGACTGAAATAACTTTAAATAAAAAATATGTCCCCCTATTTGCAAGTGATAGTAGATATTACATTGTAACGGGGGGACGATAACGAGGTTCTTCAAAATCCTTTAGTATTGGAGTTTTTGCATCGACTTTGTCATTTCAATCAGGGCATAAGATATTGTTCACACGTCAAACAATGACTTCTGCACACCTATCAATCATTCCCGAGTTCCAAGAGAAGATAGACTTAATGGAAGCTGGAGATTTATTTGAAGTCAATAAAGGCGAAATAAGGAATAAGAAATCAGGAACTGATATTATATTCAAAGGAATTAAAACATCTTCAGGTGATCAAACTGCAAACTTAAAATCATTGCAAGGAGTTACAACTTGGATATTAGATGAAGCAGAGGAGTTAGTTGATGAGGATATTTTTGATAAGATTAATTTATCCATCAGGCAGAAAGGAGTTCAAAATAGAATAGTACTTATATTAAATCCTGCAACAAAAGAGCATTGGATTTATAAAAGGTTTTTTGAAAGTGAAGGAATATCTGAAGGCTTTAATGGAACAAAAGGAAATGTAACTTATATTCATACAACTTATCAGGACAATATAGAGAACTTGGACCAATCATTTATAAATGAGATTGAGAAGATAAGAGAATTAAATCCAAAGAAATATAAGCACGTTATTTTAGGTGGATGGTTAGATAAAGCAGAAGGTGTTGTCTTTACAAATTGGAGATTTGGAGAGTTTAATCCTGATAATTTGCAGACATCATTTGGTCAAGATTATGGATTTAGTATTGATCCTACTACATTAGTTGAGGTGGCAATAGATAAGACTAAAAAGATTATCTATGTAAAGGAGCATTTATACAAGCCAAAACTAACCACAAGTGAAATAGTATTCTATAACAAAAACATTGCAAGAGAAAGGCTTATTATAGCTGATAGTGCAGAACCAAGACTTATAGCAGAGATGGCAGCGAATGGATGTAATATAATAGCAACTGCAAAAGGACCAGGATCTATTACTGCAGGATTAGCATTGATGCAAGATTATACTATTATAGTTGATGAGAACAGTAGCAATATAGCAAAGGAGTTTAATAACTATGTTTACTCGGATAAGAAATCAGGATTAGTTATTGATAATTGGAACCACGCTATCGATGCAATCCGTTATAATATATTTTTTAATTTAAGCAATCCCGAAAGGGGCAAATACCATATCTACTAATGAACTACTCTTATATGATAGCTTTTGTACAATGTTACATCCATTTGATGACAGGTACAGAAATACAGATTGCATTACCGAGATCATTCCAACAAGTGCAGAAATTAAGGCAGATGTTTGAGGTTGCAAATGCAAGAATAAAAATATTTTAAAAAAAATTTGGTAGTTTAAAATATAATTATAATATTTGCAGAAGTATTAACAACTAAAACAAACATTATGTTAAAGAAACAAAAATACCAGGTTTATTTTATCGGAGTAGTAGCAGCTTATTTTATAATTAGTTTAATAGTTAGATAGTATGAAACGATATGATGTAAAAGGTTGGTTCAGATATGGCGATAATGAGAAGGATTATCAACACGCTGAAATAGTAGCAGATAATGAGCAAATGGTGATCACACTATTTAGAGATATGTATAAAGAGAATTTTTTTGCAATAGATATAAAGTTAGTTAATTAGTAATTTGGTTTTTGTTAGACTTAAAAGGATAATCGTAAATGGTTATCCTTTTTTGTGTGAAACAAATTTTTATTAAATACGTTTAAAATATATGAAGTTAGAAATCACAATCCCGACTAAATTAAATGAGATTAAATTATCTCAATACCAGGCATTTTTAAAGATTGCTAAAGACAATGAAGATTCCGAGTTCCTGCACCAAAAAATGGTACAGATATTCTGTGGAATAGATTTAAAAGATATTGCACTTATAAAATATAAAGATGTAAACGATATTACTGCTTCTTTAGGTGCAATGTTTAATCAGGAGCATAAGTTAATCCAAAGATTTAAATTAGGTGGTACTGAATTTGGATTTATTCCTAATCTTGAGGATATGACATTTGGAGAATATACCGATTTAGATACATATATAACTGATTGGGATATGATGCACCGAGCAATGGCAGTATTATATAGACCGATTAAAAAGAATGGCTTAAATGGTACGTATGAGATTGAGGATTATAATGGAACAGTAACTTATGGGGATGTAATGAAATATGCTCCTTTAGATGTTTGTTTAGGTGCTACGGTTTTTTTTTACAATTTAGGGAACGCATTATTGAACGCTACGATTGTTTATTTGGAGAAGGATCCGGAGGTACAGAATATTCTGCTGCAGGGCAATTTGGGCAAAGATGGGGATGGTATAGTTCAATCTATGCTATTGCTCAAGGAAACCTTACGAGATTTGACGAAGTTACAAGATTAAATATACACGAATGCTTAACCTGGTTAAGTTTTGAAAAGCAAAAGAACGAATTAGAGTCTAAAATGATAAAGAAATGATAGGATATTACCAAGTTTTAAGCACAATAGAGGAACAATTAAAGAAGGATTTATTTTGTAAGACAGTTACAAGTGGTTCTATTTTTAATATTGCACTAAATAAACAAGATATTTATCCAATATCCCACATAGTTGTTAATTCATTCCGAGAAGAAGGAGAAGCATTTGCTTATAATTTGTCCGTTATTTCAATGGATTTGGTCAATGATGATGATAGTAACGAACAAGATGTAATGCATACGCAGTCAATGGTAGGTATTAAGTTAGTTGAAATGTTAAGGAGAGGAGATTTATTTACAGATTTATATCAATTAACAGGTAGTGTAAACTATGAATTTTTTAGAGATAGGTTTGAGGATAAGGTTGCAGGATGCACAGTTACATTTGATATATTAGTTCCTAATGATATGCCTATAAGATAATGACTGAAGTTGATAATGTCATAAAAAAATTTAGAGATTATGTGATCCAACAGTCCAGGAGCAATTTAACCAAAGGCGGTAAGAATATTTCTAAAAAATTATACGATAGTTTAAAAGGAGAAATAGTTACCGAGAATGGATTTAGTATTGTTGGATTTTCGATGGATGACTATGGAGCATTTCAAGACAAAGGGATAAGGGGTAAATCAAGTTCAGCAAAAGCTCCTAACAGTCCATTTAAATTTGGATCAGGCACTGGACCAAAAGGAGGATTAAGACAAGGAATAAACAAATGGGTACGAGCGAAAGGATTTCAATTCAGAGACAAAAAGACTGGCAAATTTATGAGTTACCAAGCTACTGCTTTCTTAATTACACGGAGTATTTTTCACAAAGGAATTAAACCATCTTTATTTTTTACAAAGCCTTTTGAGGCAGGTTATAAAAAATATATAGATGTGGATTTAATAAAAGCATTTGGTCAGGATGTTGAAACAATGGTAGATTATAATTTAAAAGATATAAAATGAATATAGTAAAGATTTTTAAAGATGATAGTGAATTTGAAAGTTACAAAATTGAATTTGAAGGTGAAATAAATTCTCAATGGATTTTAGATTTACATAAAGATTGTGAATTAAAAGAAGAAAGATATTCAAATAATATTTTAATTGAAACAATAATACATCAGTTATGAATACAATAAATTTAAGAAGTCCATATATAATTTCTATTGGTGATTATGGTAGTAATCATTCTCAAAGCAAAGTAGAGTTATCTATTTATAATAAAGGAGTTACTCCTCCAACATCAGGTACAGGATTTTATTCTTTAACTAAAAATATTCCAAGTGCTACACAAAGGGGAACAAATTTTAATATATCAAATTATGCAAAAGAATTTATAGATAATATAACTCCATCTTTAGCAACTGCTCCTGCTGATGAAGATATTAATCAATGGGTATTTATAAATGTTACTACTTATTGGTATAATAATAGTACATCAACTTGGACCAATTTAGGAACAACTACATATAATGGAGTTAATGGATTTACAAAATATTCTGATGGTGTAAATTTAAGTAGTGGATTAACTTTAAAATTACTTACAAATAAAGATATTACAAAACAAATATATCTTAATAGTGTAAATTCAAATGATTATATAAATGCTTTATGTGATTTAAGTGGATTTGGTCAAAAAGTAGATGTAGTTTATTCTACAATAGTTCCAGGAGTTGGTGCATATAGTGTAACTGTAAGTGTTTTAAATGGATCAAGTGGTACAGGAAATTGGAATAAAAAAATTCCATTAACATTATACCCATCAGATTTATATTTTATAAATGATACAACAGTAACTTTAAATATTTACAATAGTTCACCATATACTACACCATCATTATCTTATGGATTTAAAACTAAATTAATTCCAGAATATAAATATAAATCTGTTAAATGTTCATTTATTAATCATTATGGTGGATGGGAAACATTAATATTTTTTAAGCAACAAACAAATAGTATTGCAGTAAAAGGAACAGATTATAAATTGATGCCTTCAGCATTAACTTATAATACATCAAAAGGTCAAGTAAAAACATTTAATATAAATGGAACACAAACTATAAAATTAAACACTGGATTTGTAGATCAAAACTATTCAGAATTAATAACTGATTTATTATTAAGTGAAACTGTTTTATTGGATTCTAAACCTGTAACAGTAAAAACACAAGGAAGCGATTTAAAAACAAATTTAAAAGATAGATTGATAAACTATGAAATTGAATTTGAATATGCTTATAACCTTATAAATGATGTTGTATGATAGTAGTAGGAATATATATAAAAGATTCAGTTACTTTAGAATACAATAGAGTAGAATTATTTGACGATGAAAAAATATCAGTTAATAGTTCTATTCAAAATGTAAATGATATATCTATAACCTATACAGATTTTTCACAGACATTTGTAGTTCCTGCATCAAAACAAAATAATAAAATATTCAGACATTGGTA